ATTGGCGGTGAGCAAAACAGATTTAATGCCAGCGTGCTGAAAGCGGCCATAAATGTTATACGCGCCTTGTAAATTATGCGGTCTGACAATGCACGGCACAAGGTACAGACACAACCCAGAAAAAGTTTTATGGTTACACCCCAACCTAAAAGCGTGTAGTAAGGTCAAACCAATATTCCCGACTAAGAGAAAGAACCCGACATGAGTGATCAACTAGAAATGTTTACAACCACACTGGGATTGGCTGGAGAACGCACACAAGTTGCGCTAAACCATCCATCTGTAGCAATCGCACACAACGCACCGGACACGTCACGCGAAGCAGGCGAAGCAGCCAAACCGCACGCAGGCAAACAACGCGAACTAGTCCATTTTTGGATTAAGTGGGCTGGACGCACAGAAGCCAAAGGCATGACAGCAGACGAAATTAGTGTGCTGTTAGACCTACCTGCACAATCGGTGTCAGCGCGCATAAACGGCTTGCATCGAGACTCGTACATTGTTGACAGCGGCACACGCCGTAAAACACGGTACGGCCGTAACGCCATAGTTTGGGTGGCCTGCTAATGGCACACTTTGATTTAAGCCTTTACGAAACAGTTGCAGAGCGTTTAGAGCGCTGGTGGAAACATTTTGAGTTTCTAAGCACGCAATCAAAGATAATTACCAGTATTCATCATTATGACGGCTCAACAATTATTATGAAAGCCGAAGGATGGGTGCTTTACCATCACAAAGATGGCTCTGTTGAATGGATATGTTTGGCTACTGGTTATGCAGAGGAAGTGTTTGGCAATAGCCCTGTAAACAAAACCAGTTTCTTAGAAAACTGTGAAACGAGCGCTATTGGCCGCATGATCAGCAACAGCCCAATAGGGCACACAGGCGAACGCGCATCAGTAACCGAAATGGAAAAGGTCAACCGCATCAACAGTGCGCCGGCTAAACCAGATAGTCACGGCAGTGCTACACCTAAGCAGATTGGGTTTCTCAAGTCATTAGCACGTGGCAAGGGTTGGGATGATCTGCAGCTGCTCGATTACATCCACAAACTATTGCAAGTAGATGACGTGGTGGTAGAAACACTTACCGCTGGGCAATGTTCAGCCGTCATAGATGGGCTAAAAAAGTGACTTATTACAGTGATAAGGATTATGGCATTTTGCATGATCACATGAGCGCGATTGCGCGTGAGCGTGATTGGCTACAGCGCGAGGTAGAACGCCTGACTGATGAGCTAGAACTAGCGTATGAAGCGTTACGCAGGGAGATGCCATGAGTCGCACAGTCTGGGGTTTGCTGGCGGTTATAACAGTTTGGGCAATCTTGATGGTTAGGTCAGATAAGAAACGTCATTAAACGCAACACAATTGGCTAGTAACCGGATACCTAAGCGAGTCGCATCGCGGTTGGATGACCTGCGGTAACGCAGTTAGACCAGCGCGCACAAAACCTGCAACACAAAAGGCGAAGTGCTTAGCGTTGGGGCGAGTCGTAAACATAATCGACTAGATGTGCAAGGTAATCGGATTGAGGCAGCCCGATGGGTAGAGCAACATCACTTTGTCTTTAATTACACATACAGATGACATACACTTAACAAACCGACACAAAGGCAAACCCGATATGCAACAACAACAACAGCAAACGAGAGCAAGCCGCTTGCGGCGCGGTAGCAATGGGTAAAGAACACAGCAACCCAGAATACAAACGCAACCGCACAATCATCCTGCAAGGCAACCCCACTTGCAACTACTGCGGCAACCCAGCCGACACCGTAGACCACATAGTCGCAGTAATGAACGGCGGCGGACACGACCTAGACAACCTGCAACCGTGCTGTGCAAAATGCAACAACCGCAAAGGACATAAAGAGGTTGCACAACGCAACCGATCAGTAAGCCACGCAAGAGCCGAAGCGATGCGAAACCATGCAATAGAAATGCCAAAATCTAAAACGTTTTTTTCTGAAAAAGAAAACATCACCCCGACCCAAGTCTTGTCTATCCCAACCAGCCCTAACCAGCCAGTACCGGCAGGGATTGGTCATGCACAGCCAAGATTGCAAACATCGAGGCCTGATCATGTGGGATCGTTTGCGCCGCAAGTTAGGGAATTTGCCAGTGAGCATCTGGGCGTTGAGTTAATGGATTGGCAGTACACCGCGCTAGATGGTCAGCTGCTTTATGACGAAAACTTTGAGTTAGTTAACCGTGTAAGCCTTGTTTCTACGGCGCGCCAGTGCGGTAAGACCACTGCGCTAACAGCTCTTATTGGTTGGTGGCTTACAGAAATGCCAAAGATACGTGGCAAGAAACAGACTGTTTTATCTACAGCGCACAGGCTCGATCTGGCCGTCATGTTGTTTGACGAACTATCGCCTATTTTAGAACAGCGTTTTAACGCAACCCTAATGAAATCATATGGGCGTAACAGAGTAACGATGCCTGACGGCTCTACGTGGTTGGTGCGCGCTGCCAACAATTCTGTGGGTCACGGAACTAGCCCATCGCTGGTGGTGGCTGATGAAATGTGGGATATTTCGCGTGAGGTCATTGACGGCGGTTTGTTGCCGGCTCAACGCGCACAGGTTTCACCGCTTTTGTCTATGTGGTCAACGGCTGGCACAGAGGCAAGCACGGCCATGTTGCGGTGGAGAGAACAGGGATTGCGCGCTATTGACACAGGCAAAAACGCATCGTTTTATTTTGCAGAGTGGTCACCACCGCCAGACATAAACCCGATGACCCCAGAGGCATGGGTGTATGGCAACCCAGCGCTAGGCATAACCCTGACCGAAGCCACGTTGCTGGCAGAGTCAGAAAACCCTGATCGAGCCGCGTTTTTGCGCGCCAGTTGCAACCTTTGGGTGGCTAGTGACAAGTCATGGATACAGCCGGGCCAATGGCCTGCCTTGCAATACGAGGGCGAAATACCAGACGGCGGCACGGTAGCGATCGAAACCAGCCTTGATGACACACGCTATTTTGCGGTGCGTTGCGTGGCTTTACCTGATCGGCGCACGGTGGCAACAGTCGAGTTTGTGGCAGACACATTTAGCGAAATGTTAAGCCACGTAGAGCGCCTGTGCGCTAACCCACAGATCAAGTTTGCGATTACGCCAACCGTTGACAACCACTGGCCGCTATCCCTAGAGCGCCGCAGGGTAGTCGTTGGGTATGGCGAGATACTTAAGTTTACGCCGTCAGTAAAAAACATGATCAACGAAAAACTGTTATGGCATGACGGCTCAAATCAACTTGCCGAACACGTCAGCCGCGCTGTTGCTGTTCGCTCACAAAACAGCATTGCGCTATCAAGCCAACGATCACCGGGCCCGATTGAGTTGGCGCGTTGCATGGTTTGGGCGGCAGCTCTGACCAGCCGTCCTACGTCATCTGGCAAACCAATGTTGGTTGTGTCTAACCAGTAGGCTCGTCTTGGCATCGGCTCGATGGCTTGCTTATCGTCGGGATACCGCATCGCATACCGGGCCGATGCCACCACAACAAGCACAGACTGTGACACACTAAAGACATGGCATTATTTAACAAAGTGACTAAGGCCGCTATTTCGCCGCCAGCAGGTAAAGCCGCTGCCGCTGGCACTGGCTACAACAACTTTTACTCGCCGTCATCTAACAACGGTGGCGCTGCAATGGTTGGCGTTTACTACAACTACACAGAGGGCGAAGCACGCAACGCTGCAATGTCTGTGCCTACCGTTAGTCGAGCACGCGACCTGATCGCATCGGTAATTGGATGTATGCCATTGCGTATGTACAACGAAATGTGGAACGGCGATGAAATGGAGAAAATGCCATTAGCGCCGCGTACTTGGTTGCGCCGTATTGATCCAACCGTGCCAAACAACTTTGTTTTGTCGTGGACTTTTGACGATCTATTTTTCTATGGTCGTGCGTTTTGGTATATTACTTCACGCACCGCAGACGGTTTCCCAGCGTCTTACACGCGCCTGCCAGCATCTATGGTGCAGACACTTGATCAAGCTGGCCCAGTGTGGTTTGCGCCATCCAAACAAATTATCTTTAGCGGTGGCGAATTAAACCCAGATGACGTGGTGCAGTTTCTCTCACCTATTCAGGGCATTACGTCAATGTCACAGCAATCAGTTGCTACCGCACTAAAATTAGAAGCTGCACGGTTTCGCAACGCATCAAGCGCCATCCCTGCAGGCATCCTTAAGCAAACTGGTGGCGAGCCACTAAACGCACAAGAACTTGCCGATCTTGCCAGCGCATTTAACGCAGCGCGCATGACCAATCAGACCGCCGCGCTAAACGAGTATTTGTCGTACACCGAAACCAGCACAAGCCCAGACAAAATGCTTTTGATTGACTCTGCAGAATTTCAGGCAATGGAAATGGCGCGCTTGTGCAACGTGCCACCATATTTGGTGGGCGTGTCGGTAGGCAGTTATTCCTACCAATCGAGCAGTGAGAGCCGCGCCGATCTGTGGACTTTTGGCGCGCGCGCCTACGCCGATTGCATAGCCGGCACACTAAGCCAAAACAATGTTTTGCCTAACGGCACATATGTTGAGTTTGACGTTGAGGGCTACCTAATGGGTGATTACAGCGAGCGCAACGAAATGGCACAACCAGAGTCCTACGATGAGGTACAGTCGCAATCATGATTAAATTTATTGCATCACAGGTAACGATTGACGCTGCAGCTGGCGAGGCTGGCCGCCGCGAAATTACAGGAATTGCAGTGCCCTACGGCGTTGCCGCCACCGTTGCCGATGGCACGTCAGTAATCTTTGAGGCAGGCAGCCTGCCAGTTGATGGCAAAGCACCGCGCCTGTACATGAACCACGACTCGACTAACGCCATTGGCATTGTTACAGAGCGCGTGGATACACCAGAGGGCATGATGTTTACGGCCAAGATCAGCAAAACACAGGCTGGCGATGAGGCGTTAATTCTTGCACAGGACGGCGTTTTGGACTCTGTATCGGTTGGCGTAAACCCAATCAAATACACCACAGCCAAAGACGGCACAGTGACCGTGACCGCCGCCGATTGGATTGAGTTATCGCTTGTGCCAGTGCCAGCATTTGCAGGTGCGATCATCACCGACATCGCGGCGAGTATCCCACAAGACGAGCCAGAAATAAGTACTATAGAAACAGAACCTACACAGGAGACAGAAACCATGAGCGAAGCAACCATCCCAGCAGTCGAGGCAACCATCCCAACTGCACCAATTTTTGCACAAGCAAAACGCAAATTTGTTATGCCAACCGCTGGCGAATATTTGGCAGCAATGCACGCTGGTGGAGACACTTTCCACAACGTCAACGCTGCATACAAAGAAGCCGTGCGCGATCAGCAATCAGCATTGCAAGCAGCTGCAGGCGATGTTCTTACAACTGATACACCGGGTCTTTTGCCAGTTCCAGTTCTTGGGCCAGTGTTCCAAGACCTTAACTTTGTGCGTCCAGTTGTCACCGCTTTTGGTGCGCGCTCGATGCCAAACACACCAAGCAAGACTTTTATCAGGCCAACAATCACCACGCACACAAGCGCCGCAACACAGACCGAAGGCTCTGCAGTTAGCGCAACCACAATGGTGATCGCATCTAACACGGTTACAAAGTCAACTGTTGCAGGTCAAGTCACGTTGACAATGCAAGACATGGATTTCACTGACCCAGCGTCAATGAACATTATTCTTAATGACCTTGCAGGCGAGTACCTGATCAAGACTGATGACATTGCAGCAGATGCACTTGTTTCAGGCAAGACCGCATCAGGCTCAACTTGGACTGTCACCGCTGGTGACCCAACATCGTTGATTAGTTCTTTGTATGACGCAGCACGCGAAATTGCAGAGGACAGCAACTACTTTCCAACACACTTGTGCGTAAGCCCAGACGTGTGGGAAAAGTTGGGTGCACAGTTGGACAGCAACAAACGACCAGTTTTGGGTTATGTCACCGATGGCATTATGGGCCAAAACTCGATTGGCAAAGTTGGCGGCATGGGCTACAACAACATGAACGTAATGGGCTTGCAGCTAGTTGTTGATAACAACTTCGCATCAGGCACAATGCTTGTTGTTTACGCACCGGGCTTTGAAATCTACGAAGCACAGCAGGGTGTCTTGTCAATCGCTAACCCAAGCACATTGAGCCGCACGTTCTCTTACTACGGTTACTTCTCAACATTTGTTGCTAAGTCCTCGTTTATTCAGGGCATCGTAATCGCTTAGTCTGTAGCGGACTTAGACCGCTATGGCAACTTACAACACCGCTACAAAACAACTCATTAGCAACTACGCGTGCATAAGCACGTTAGAGCCAACTGACATTGTTGTTGGGCAATCCATAACTGTTGGCTCGATTGGCGCGCCGTTTAACGGCACGTTTACTGTGCTGGCGTTGCCACAGTACGAGTTCACAGGGATTGACAACACCACTGGCGAGTTTCTTTACAACGAGGAAGTAGCACGGCCTAACCAGATCATCTACGCCGCTACTGGTAGCAATGTTGAGTACGCGGTGTTTTATGCCGGCACGGTTACTTATACACAAAATTGTACGTGGATTACAACAGCAGAACTTGTTACATATTTAGGCGTAACGATTACCAATCCGTCAGACGATTACACGCTTGCTACACAAGCACGAAACGCTGGCAACGATTTCTGTTATCGCCGCCGGCAAGAGTCAGGCTATTTTGACAGCCTTACCACGTCACCCGGTCACGATGTCACGCTGGGCACGCTCATGTATGCCGCAGCTCTGTGGCGTAGTCGTGGCAGCATCGAAACAGCGTTTGCAGCGTTTGACACAATGGGCACACCAACCCAGCAATCTTTAACGCCGATAGTTAAGCAATTGTTGGGTATCCCCCGACCAGCGGTTGCCTAATGCCTGCACCGTACACAGACCTCTTAAACGAGGCCATAGACGATGTAGCAGCCACGCTAACGGCTGTTAGTGGGCTAAGGGTAGTAACAGACCCAACACGGCTTGTGCCCAACTGCGTGTTCCTATTAGCGCCAAGTTTTACAACATACGGCGGTAACGGCAACATTGTGACTATGGATTTTCCGCTTAAAGTTGTTGGCTCTGGGCCTGCAGGTCTGCCAGTGTTACGCGAGATTTTAAGCATTGTCGCATTAGTGCTGGCATCCGCTGTAATCGTGCTAGACGGCAGACCCGGCTCAATTGACATTGGTGGCGCGTCTTACCCTTGCTATGACCTAACAGTGAAAGTGCAGGCACAAACAGCATGATCTATACCATTGCATCAAGCAAACTTGGCATTGTCGGTGATCCGTTTATACCTGATGAGGGCATCAACGTGGCAGCGCTGTTGTCTGGCGGTTTCATTGTTGAGCAATCCACACCTAAACCTAAAAAACCTGCTAAAACTAGTACAGACACCAACGAGGAGATTTAACCCACATGGCTACCAG